CTGCTTTCCTGAATGGAGATTGTTCAATCGATGGCTAAGCAGCACATGCTCGACCAGGTAGCGGCGGAGATGCAGGCTGAGCTGGCGTCTCATTCCGACCTGGTGCCCGAACTGTTCAGCCCGACGATGGGCGGCGCACACAAGCTGACCGGCGCTCAGTACGACGACTACGTGCGGCGCAACTGGCAAGACCCGGCCTTCCGCCAGGTGCTGCTCCAGTCGCACACGCCCGAGGTGTTCTTGCGACTTGCCAACCGCGTGCATGGCCTGCCGGAACAGGCGGGCTTGGAGGATAAGCCATGAGCATGCCCTACGAACAACTCGACCCGACTCTCCAGTTACAACTTCAGATGCAGCAGGCCGCGGCCCGGGCATACGACGAAGCCTTCCAGCGCGCCCTGGCTCAGGGCAACCAGTATCTCGACGCCGATCGGCTGGCCCTCCAGGCTGCCAACACCGCGTTCACCCAGACGATGCAGCAGAACCAGCTCGGACTCCAGGCGGCCAGCGAGTACGGCCAGCAAGGGCTAGCGGCCGCCAACCTGATCGGGCAGCTCCGCGGGCCACGCAACGCCTTCCAACAACAGGCGGTCATGAGCGGACTGAACCAGCAGGGGCTGAGCAACGCCGTCGGGGCCATAGCCGGCCAGTTCGGTATGCCCTCGTTCCAGGCCCCCCAGGCCAACCCCCAGGCGGCCACGCTCGGGACGATGGCCGAGGACCTCGCGGGAGCGGGGCCCGGGCCGCAGGGATGGTCTCCCTACGACACGATGGCGATGCTGGGGCAGGGCGGGAGTTTCCAGCCGGGGGTTCAGGGCTGGACTCAGGACCTGTACGCCAGGATGGCCTCGGGTGCTCCGTGGTATCAGGGGGCCGTCGGTACGATCCCGTGATTGGAGATGAATCTGACTATGATGCGCGTCTCATACTCGCAACCTTGCTGGTGTGGGACAAGCGCCTTGATGAATCGGCAGACAAGATGTTCGGCTCATGCTTTGAACTAATCTGGTCGCGTGCGAGGCACCGGCGTGAGATGCTGCGGTACAAGTGGGCCGGCGTCTTCGGCATTGAGCAAGAGCCGGAACGGCAGAGGTTCCATCCCAACCAGAAGCCGACGCCCCTTCTGGCCGATCTAGCTGTGCGGATAACTGGTGTACTTGTTGATCCGTACAGCGGTGTTGGGAGCACTATGGTTGCCGCTGAACAGACCGGCCGCATCTGCTACGGGATGGAGATCGAGCCGAAGTATGTCGCTGTCGCCTTGGAGCGCCTTTCCGGCCTTGGCCTCAAGCCGGTGCTCGCCGATGCCTAAGCCGACTGACCTGCCGGCCCTGCTTGTGCGAGGGGCTTGTACCTGATGGGCAGACGATCTACCGCCGAGCGGGAAGCCGCACTCGCCGAGGTTGCCCGGCGCTACTGCCGAGGCGAGACGCAGCTTGAGATTGCCCGCTATCTCGAAGTAAGCCAGCAGGCGATCAGTCTCGACCTCAAGATACTTGAGAAGCGCTGGCAACAGTCCGGCCTGATGGACATTGACGCTGCCAAGGGCCGGGAACTCGCGCGGATCGACAACCTGGAGCGCACCTACTGGCAGGCGTGGGAGGACTCCAAGGCTGAGAGACAGGCGACCCTAGCCGAGAAGATTGACGGCGAGAAGCCGCGTACCAAGACGGGAATGCGCCGATGGACCAAGGATGGTAACGCGGCCTACCTGACTGGTATCCAGTGGTGCATCGAGCGGCGTTGCGCCATTCTTGGGCTCGACGCTCCGGTGAAGATTGACATTACCCAGCGGCTCCGCAAGGCGGCGGAAGAGATGGGCGTGGACCCCGACGAGGCCGTGCGAGAGGCCGAGAGGATCCTCCGTGTCAGTTGCCATTAGAGTAGACCGCGGTCAGGAAGAGGCGGTGATCGCCGAGGCCATCTGGCGGGCGGGGCAGACACAGCACCAGCGAGAGCAGAGCCAGGTAGCGGTACTCCCCTCCGATGTCGAGGGCTGGTTCAAGGATACGTTGGGCAGCCATCTCTACCGTAAGCAGGTCGAGATGGCAGAGGCGCTGCGAGACGCTAGCCAGGTCTCCTGCTCTGGTGCAAACGGCCTGGGAAAAGACTACGCTGCGGCTCGCCTTGCCCTCTGGTGGATCGAGTACTGCCGGCCCGAGCCTGCCAAGGTCATCATCACCGGCCCGACCTATCGCCAGGTGCATCAGATCGTGTGGCAAGAGACGCGCCAGGCGTGGTTGAACGCTCCCCGGCAGGCGGCTATCGGCGGGACACTCTACCAGAACCCGTTGTTGCGCTGGTCCGAGGACCGCTTCATCCTCGGCTTCTCAACTGAGAAGGGCTATGGGCTGCAAGGTTTCCACTCCGAGAATCTGATGGTCATCGTGACCGAGGCCCACGCCGTCGGTCAGCAGCACTTCGATGCCCTCTACCGGCTGAACCCGAAGAAGATACTGCTGACCGGCAACCCGCTCACCGAGGACGGTGAGTTCTTCGAGTCCCATCACGGGCACTCGCATCTTTGGCGGACCGTGAACATCAGGGCGCAGGATTCGCCACGGGTTACAGGAGAAGGGGAGCCCGGCGACTGGCCGGGCTTGGTCGGTCCCGAGGACATCGAGCGCATCCGGCAGCGATACGGCGAGGACTCCCCGCTCTACAAGATGCAGATCGGAAACGAGTGGGTCGAGGGTCTGGCCTCTCAAGTCGTGGTTCCACTGTCCTGGGTGGTCAAGGCCGAGACGGCGGAGTTTGCTCAGGTCGGCGTCGAGGTGCTAGGCGTGGACGTGGCCCGGCAGGGGCGAGACTCCACCGTGATCTATGCTCGCAAGGGCCGTGTCGCCCGGCTCATCTGGAAGGCCCAGGGCCAGGATACAATGCAGACGGCGGATCAGGTCGCCGCCTATGTCAAAGCCCGTCCCTGGACGCACGTCGTCGTCGATGGGGTTGGCATTGGCGCCGGCGTGGTCGACCGTCTCCGCCAGCTCGGCATCGGCTGTGTGGACTTCCAGAGTGGCGCGGCGGCCTCCGACTCCGGTCAGTACGCCAACCGCATCGCCGAGGTCTACTGGCGGATGCGCGAGGCGTTCAGCACGGGCATGGACATCGACGCTCAGCCCGACCTCCGAGCGCAGCTTTCGAGCCGCAAGTACGAGATACAGGGCGACCGGCGCATCCGACTGGAGAGCAAGGACGACATCGCGGCGTCAGGACGGCAGAGTCCCGACGAGGGCGATGCCCTCGCCCTCACATTCGCCCAGGACTGGCGGCTCGACGGCTCCTCCACCTCCCCCGACTCCGACGCGCCGGACCGATCCGCAGAGCACGATCTGACCGAGGGCAAGCAGGCCGGCTACCGTCCGTCCCTGGCTGCCATAACCCGGGGCAGCGAGTTCGCGCCCTATCGGGCCTCACGCTGGGGGCCGATTCGCAGGAGGTGACCCATGCCAGCGACCATCAAGACTGAGCAGGGCCCAGTCCGGATCACCGCCGAGATCGGGCGCTCGGCTCTCAGCCGGTCGGGCGGCGTCATCTCGGAGGAGTTCCAGCCCGACCTGCGCGGCTCCAACGCCATCAAGGTCTACGAGGAGATGCGCCGGAACGAGCCCACCATCGCCGTCGGGTTGAACGCGATCAAGTGGGTGCTCGGGCAGGTCAACTGGGAGGTGCAGCCCGGCGGCGAGACGCCAGCCGACGCTGAGGCCGCCGGATTCCTCCAGTCCTGCCTCGACGACATGAGCCATACCTGGCTCAAGGTCATCAGGGACGCGCTGACCTGCCTGGACTTCGGGTGGGGCTACCTAGAGGTCGTCTACAAGCAGCGAACCGGGCAGCGGGCTGACCCGCCCTCCCGGTACGACGACGGCCGGTTCGGCTGGCGCAAGTTCGTCCTGATCGGCCACTCCAGCCTGTCCCGCTGGGACATTGACGAGACGGGCGGCATCCGAGGGCTCTACCAGGTGGACTATTCGGCCCCGAGCAACGGCCGGACCTCTGCCTTCGGCGAGATCTTCGTCCCGATCGAGAAGTCGATCCTCTTCCGGCTGGACGACGAGAAAAACTCGCCTGAAGGTGTTTCTCTGCTCAGGTCCGTCTATATGCCCTGGTTCAAGAAGAAGAACATCGAGGGAATCGAGGCCACTGGCATTGAGCGCGACCTGACCGGCATCCTGGTGATCCACCCGCCGGAGGGAGCAACCGACGACGACCGAACCAAGGCGCTGAACCTCCTCGAGCAGTACAAGCTCGATGACATGACTGGGTTCTACGCGCCCCGGCTCGGCTCGGCTCCCAGCGACGCTTGGCTGTTCGAGATCCTCAGTAGCCCGGGCTCCAAGAGCATCGATACGAATCAGGTGGTCAGCCGCTATCAGTTCGAGATGGCCCGGGGGTTCCTCGTCCAGTTCCTCCTGCTCGGCCAGGGGCAGACCGGCTCCTGGGCGCTGGCGAGAGACCAGCACGACCTGTTCACCATCGCGCTCGGTGCCATCCTCCAGAACCTGGCCGACACCCTGAACCGCTTTGCCGTGGCCCCGCTGTTCCGACTCAACGACTTCGGGCAGTTGACGGCGATACCACAGCTCCGACCGGGCAGGATCGCCAAGGCAGACATGGACAGGTTCTCGAAGGCGATGCAGACCTTGACCTCGGCTGGGCTGCTCACGCCAGGCCCGGATATCGAGGCGTTCGTGCGCTCCGAGCTGGATCTGCCGGAGCTGCCCGAACCCGAGAAGCAGAAACCGCCGGAGGAGCCGGGCGAGGATCAAGGGCAGCAAGCTACGGAGCCGGCACAGAACACCGGGGCGATGGTTGCGCTCTATCCATCCCCCGCAACAGCTAGGGAGTTGGCACTCCAGGGGGGGCAGCCACCAGAGGATCTCCACGTCACGCTGGTATTCCTAGGGCATATCAACGAACTGAGTGAGACTGCCATCGCTGGACTGAATGATGTTTGCACGAATCTGGCGAGGCAAACATCGCCTATCCTGGCTGATGTTGGTGGCATAGGACGATTTGACGGCGGCGGAGATGACGGCGAGGACGCCGTCTATACCAATGTGGATGCGCCGATTCTCCCAGAGTTCCGGCAGGCTCTGGTAGACGGACTCACGGCGGCCGGCATCACCCATAGCAAACTACACGGGTTCACGCCACACATGACACTCGCCTACATTCCTGCCGATAAGGCCATCCCAGTGCGCCGCCTACTGGCCCGACGAGTGAGTTTCCGAACCCTATCCCTTGTGCTAGGCGACAAGCGGATTGATCTGCCTCTCAGCCGCGAACGGGCGGCCACTGAATCCGATCCCGAACCCGAGCAGGCCGCGGAACCCGAGCCCGCCGAGATGCCGCCAGCCTATGATGACGACGCCGAGAAGGAGGTTGACGAGATACTCCGAGGGCTGCGACACCGGGCGACCGAGGCAGCGGTGCGGTCGCTCGCCACGCCACCCAAGCGCGTGGACTACGGCCCGGAACTCGACGCACTCCGAGAGCGGTACCGCAGCCTGATGGAAGGATTGGCTAAGGACTTCCGGGGGGGCAAGATCGGCTACGAGCAGTGGGTCCAGGGGAGCAAGGACCGGATCGCCGAGAACGTGCGGACCTCGTACAAGCTGGGGCTCGCCGAGGGCAAGGGCCTCTACCCGCCGTGGTCGGTGACGCTGACGGCTCAGGAGCGGATGACGGCAGACAGATTGGTCGGCAAGCAATTCGACTACTTGCTCAAGTTCCGGGAGGACGTGCAGAAGCTGAGGGCAGCCGGCGAGCCTCTAACGACCGCAGTGGACGCCAGGGCGGCACTCTACGGCGGGGCTGGCATAGACTCGTTCAACGCTGCTAAGCTGGCGGTCGAGGGCGGCAGGCGGCTCAGGTGGGACCGTCACGCGCAGGACTCCTGCGAGACGTGCCTGAGAATGGCGGGAGCGGTCAAGACGGCTGACGAGTGGAAGAAAGGAGGGGTCTGGCCGGGGCATCAAACTCAGTGCCTCTCGAATTGCTGCTGTGATTTGGGACCGGCAGAGTGAGAGGGAGGGGGAAACATGGCCACAGTGCTGAAGCCAACCCGGTTCGCCAAACTGAAGATCATCTGCCCGACAGTGGATGGTCACTCAGCCCGTGCCTGGCTCAACGACCAGGAGATCAGCCGGTTCATCTCCGCCATCGACGTGAGCATCCGGTCGGACTACCCAAACAAGGCAACGCTCACGATCTGGATTGACGAGCTGGAGATGGATGTCGAGACGGAGGCGGTTGTCAAGCAGTTCGTCGTGGAAGAGGACAAACCGGCAGCAGGCGAGGGTGACTGACCGTGAGCAGCCGGTCTGGCGACTGCGGGTAGTGCGGGCTGTGGTCGGCGATACGGTTCTACGTCCGCTTGCCTGACGGGCGCTCGGCCTGGGTCTGCTCGGAGTGCGAGCGGTCGATCGCGCTGCACCGCTCCTGGCAGGCGAGAGACGGGCTGAGCAAGGCCGGGAGCCGGGGCTGAGGAATGATTGAGGCTGTCGACCCTCGCGTCTGCGCTTTCTGCGGCAGGTACGCTGCCAGCCAGACGCATCACATCATCCCGAAGGGAATGGGCGGCAGGCATGGTGCGGCCAAGGCGCTGAGTGAGAGCAACGGGAACAAGGTCCGGCTCTGTGGCGTTTGCCACGGTGCGGCGCACCACGAGCGAGTTGTGGACAGTTCGGGATGGTCATGCGTTGTCTGCCCCCGGCGTCTGGAGTGCTCGCACTACGCCTGGGGAGCCTGAGAGAGAGGGTGAGAGATGATCTACGGTGCGAAGTGCCGGTCCTGCGGGATGACTACCCAGTGGGTCCAGGGTGAACCACCTGCCCGGCCAGTCTACTGTGGGATGTGCGATGGGCTGGCGAAGTGGGAGCCCTCGTTCTGTCCGAGCACGCACGGGGCGGCAGGTCCGTTCTCGGGCAAGTGTGGGTTCTGTGGCTACGAGGCTCTGGTGGGGCACGTCTACGACAGGGGCCGACTTATAGCCTGATAGTCTAGGGAGGGGTGGGATGGTGGCGCTGGACTCCTGGCGCTGTCAACGCTGCAATCACCTGCTGGCGAAGGTTGCTCTCTCGGCTGGCTCGACAGTTGAGATTGTCTGCCACACCTGTGGGGCTAAGCTGACCAAGCAGGCTAATCCACTGTGGCCCATTCGGGGAGCCGAGACCTTGATGACAGTTGACATGCGCAAGCGATAGTGCCATAATAGGGACAGTGAGTCGCTAGTCATCGAGAGGCCCGAGAGGCCCGTTCCCGATTTGGGAACGGGCCTCGTTTCGATTCTGGAGGTGGGAGAGTGCCAGAGCCGATCAGCAGTATGCAGCGGTTCCTGGCGAAGCTGCGCGATCTCGTCTGGGACAAGTTGACCAGCGAAGAGCAGGGCCACTTCACCGCCGTCGCTCGGGGCCACGCCGGCGGCCACGCCAGGGCTGAGCGCATGAGAGCTGAGCAACACCCCGAGGAACGGGCCGAGGCGCGAAAGTTCCCATACGACCGCCTAGAGCAACTGCCGGCTGGCGTCAAGGGCGCTCTCCCAGAAGCGGCGCAGAAGGTCTGGCTCGCGGCTTTCAATAGTGCCGACAAGCAGCACCCGGGCGACGAGGCCGCCTGCGCTCGCATCGCCTGGGGCGCGGTCAAGAGTGCGGGCTACCACCCGGCGGACGGCGGGTGGAAGAAGGGAGGCGAAGCCGAGGTCGCAATCGACAGCATCATCGCCTCGGTGGAGGCTAGCAGGATGGGCACCTATCGTCTGCTCGGTGCGGTCGCGCTCGCCGATGGGGGCAAGTCGGTCGAGGTTCAGATCTTCCCCAAGGTCGGCACCTACCAGCACCCCCGCTACGGCGAGCTCAAGATCACGCCTGAGTTTCTCCAGGAGGTGAAGCGCAACTTCGACGCCAAGGTCTACCAGCAGGACCTACCCCTGACGGTGGATCTCGAGCACCAGTCCAGCTTGTCGGGGGCCGCCGGCTGGATCAGCAAGGTCGAGGTCCGGGGCGATGGGGCCTTCGCGACCATCGATCTGAACGACCGCGGGCAGGAGTTGGTGAGCAAGGACGCCTACCGCTACTTCAGCCCGGAGTATTACGACAAGTGGGTGGACCCCGCGACCAACAAGGAGTTCGCTAATCTTCTGATCGGCGGGGCGCTCACGAATCGGCCTTTCTTCAAGGGGATGCGGCCGGTCGCCGTCATGTCCGAGGGCGCACTGGCATTCGCCGAGCCGGCGGCAGAGGAGGAACTGGAGGGGGCCGAGAAGCAGGTGCCGAGGCAGCGGGACGATGGGGTGAACTACCCTGCGGCGGCGTTCCTCTACGTGCCCGACCCTGAGAAGCCGAGCACCTGGAAGGTTCGCATCTGGGACTCGAGCATGAAGCCCACGAGGGCACAACTCGGGGCAGCGGCGGCTGCGTTCTCACCGGGTGGGTTCCGAGGCAATCCCGTTCAGATGCCCGCCGCCGATCGCGCTAAGTGCATCGCCAGGCTCAAGAGCCTGTACTCACAACTGGGGGTCAAGCCGGACGAGATGCCGGCGCACATCGCCGGGGAGGTGGAGATGGCTGAAAAGGCGGCGGCTGATCCGATGGCTGGCATGGCCGCCATGATGGACATGATGGGGCAGATGGCGGCGATGATGCCGGCAGGCGACAAGGCCAAGGCCGACGCGATGATGGCCAAGGCCAAGGGACTTATGGACCGGATGAAGGCCGGCTCAGAGGAGGGGGAATCTCTCCCGGAGCATAAGGAACGGAGTCAGAACATGGGAATGACCGAAGAGGAGGCGAAGCGGCTCACCGAGCTCGAGACCGCCCACAAGACGCTCACGGAGCGCCTGGCCGCCGAGGAGACCGCCCGCAAGGCGGCCGAGGCCCAGGCTACCGCGGCGTCTGAGAAGGCGACCAGGCTCGAAAGGGACGCCAACCGCCGGACTCTCACCGAGGAGGTGAGATTGCACCGTCTCGGCTACCGCGGCGAGGTCGATGCCGCCGTTGATCGCCTGGAGGCGATGCAGAGCAAGCTGAGCGTCGAGGAGTTCGCTGGGATCGTCGAGGACGCCCGGGAGGTCCACTCTCGGTTCGCCGAGTCCGACCTACTCAAGCAGACCAGCCGACCCGGCCCTCTGGGCGGCGTCCAGAACGAGCTCGGCACGGCCGTCGCCAGACTGATGTCCGAGAAGAACCTGAGCGAGCAGGACGCGATCGTCCAGGCCGTGAGGGACAACCCGAGACTCTACGCCCAGGCCGACGCGCAGCACAACCGCCGGGCGAGAATGGGAGGCGACTAGAATGCCTTACGGCGGAGAAGCGATCGACATCACCCTGCCAGCGGCCAGTGACCTCAGCAGCTACCAGTACCGGTTCGTGGTCGTGGACGCCAACGGTCGGGGTACACTCTCGACTTCGTGTCTGGCGGTGCCTCTCGGTATCCTCCAGAACAAGCCCAGCGCTGCCGACGCCGCAGCCCGCATCCGAATCTCCGGCGTCAGCAAGCTCGTCTACGGTGCCGCGACCAACGAGGCTGCCGAGCTTGCATCCGGCCCTGAGGGCTGCGGCACCGCGACCACGACAAGCGGTGACGGTGTCGGGGCGATCTGCCTACACGCTGTCGGCGGCTCGACCGACATCCAGGACGTGGTCCTGCGGAACTACCGGTACTAGGAAGGGAAAGGAGGTAACATAACATGCAGCCCGACACGACAGACGTCCACGTCAACACCCTCCTCTCCCGGATGAGCATCGGATACCAGCCGGGCGGGTTCTTCGCGGCTAGGGCATTCCCAATCGTCCCCGTCGAGAAGCAGACCGACATCTACCTCAAGTATAACAAAAGCCACTGGGCTCGCGACCTCGGCGCACCGGGAGCGGCGCCGACCGGCTCCTACGCCATGCTTCGCGCTCCAGGCACACGGGCTAGGGTCGCTGAGTACAGCACCGACAAGACCAACACCTACCGGGCCGACAACTGGGCCATCGGGGTTGAGATCCCCTTCGAGGTGGAGGCGAACGCCGACGCGGTGTTCAACCTTCAGCGGGACGCGACGACCCTCGCACAGTCGCTTCTGAACATCCGACTCGACCGTCACGCAGTGGCCGACATCCTCGGCGCCAGCTACACCGCGCTTACCGTCTCAAACAAGTGGAGCGACTACTCGGCCAGCACCCCGATAGAGGACATCCGGGCGGGAGTTGAGGCGATCCGCCGCGCCAGCCTCGGCATGGCTGCCAACGGTGGCCTCCGCATTCTGATGGGTGCTCTCGTCTTCCAGCGACTCGCCGATCATCCCGACCTCCTGGAGCGGATCAAGTTCGGGGCGACCGCGGCTAACCCGGCCCTCGTCACTGAGAACCTCCTGGCCCAGCTCTTCGGAGTGGACTCGGTCTACGTCGCACGCTCGGTCTACACCGCCGACGAGGAGGGCGGCACGGCCGAGGCCAGTGTCACCTACACCGACATCTGCTCGGACGACGTCCTGATCTACTGGGCACCCGCCAACCCCGGCCTCCTGCAGCCGACCGCAGCCTGCCTATTCAACTGGTACTCGGCAGTCGGCGGGCGCAACAGCCTGTTCTTCGTGCGGTCCGGTGAGGAGAGCCGGGAGCGGTACCGCTGGGTCGAGGTGCACGGCTACTGGGATCTAGTGGCGACCGACCTGACAACCGGCGCGGTCAACACGGACTGTGTAGACTGACCCGCAAGCCTGAGGGAGTGAGAGAGTGGCGAAGAAAGAGACCTGGTGGATCAGCAAGAAGGATCAGACGCTGGATGGGCGGAAGGTCTACGTGGGACAGCTCATCCAGCCGACTGGTGCAATCAACGACGACAAGATCTTCGCGGAGAAGTCCTACTGGGCCGCGCCAACCGACCTGAAGCTCTCCGAGGGTGAGCCCTGCGGGTCGGATGGCTGCCCCGCGGTCTTCGGCAACCTAGGCTATCTCGACCGTCATCGCAGGGTAGTGCACGGTCCAGAGCGTGAGTATGCGATGCGCCGGCGCCAGGAGGAGGCCCGGTTCGCGGCCGAGGCGGAGGAGCGAGGGGAGACGATCGGCGGGCATCCCGTCGAGTACACGAAGGGAGGGCCGGGCGGCCCAGTCCCGTACATCAAACCTGGCATCGCCTGACGGCGATGTTGCGCCGGGCAACCGGCGTGGGGGAGACAGACCATGAGCTTTCTGGAAAGGGGCATTCTTAGGGTCAAGGGCGGAACGATCAAGCTCGGTGCCGACGTCGATATCACCCGAGGCGCTGCTAATCGTATGGATGTTGCGGACGCTGTCCAGATCAGCGGCACGGCGAACGTCACGGGTGCGACTCGTATCGGCGGAGCACTCACGGCGGTCGGGGCGATCGCGGCAACAGGTGGCGTCGCGACCCTACCCGGCACGCCGTTCTGTCTGCCGTATGGGACGGCGGTCCCGACGATCACCGCCAACGGCGACCTTCGGATCTACCACAAGAGCACCGACCACATCCCACGACTCGCGTTCCAGAGCAACGGAACTGCCTACGTCATCGCGCTACCAACCGCAACTAACGGCACCGTTACCGTGACGGTGAACAGCATTCCATAGGCGAGCACGGGCTCGCATTCGCGTGAGAGTGAGAGAGATGCGAATCGCGACCGTAGTCGGCACCTGGGAGCGGCTGGACCTCGCGAGGCAGTGCGTCCAGGCGTTCCGTGACAGCCAGCCGCCTGAGGGAACGACCCTGACCTTCGTGGTCCAGGGCAACGACTCCGCAACCGAAGGCTGGCTCCGGAACGCCGGAATCGACGTCATCCGCGAGGAGAAGCCGCTCCCGTTTGCTCAGCTCAACAACAAGGCGGCCGAGCAGGTGCTCATCGAGGGCATCGACTGGCTGCTGCTGCTGAATAACGACGTGTTCCTCCAAGCCGGGTTCTGGGACGCCCTCGCCGTGATGGACGCTCACCATTTCGACATCTGCGGGGCGAAGCTGCTGTACCCGAACGGGACCATCCAGCACTTCGGCAAGTGGTTCACGCTGGACCACTACCCGTTCCACGTGCTCCGAGGGGAGAAGGGCGACGACGAGCGGGCGATGATGCCGAGGGCGTTCCCGTGTGTGACCTTCGCCTGCGCGGCGATCTCCGTGCCCCTCTGGCGCGAGCTCAAGGGGCTGGACGAGACCTTCGTCAACGGCTACGAGGACGACGACTTCTGCCTCCGAGCCAGCGAGCTCGGCGGGCAGATCGGCGTGCATCCGGGGATGGCCGGCACGCACCTGGAGAGCCAGACGACGGGTCAGGACAACGCCAACAAGGCGGCGCAGTGGCAGAAGTTCAAGGAGCGGTGGGTGGACACGGGGCGCATTCAGTGGCCGCTCGGCCAGGCGATGACCTGGAGGTGGCTCTAGATGGCCGACCATTTCGCCAGCAACCAGGTCATCGGCCCCTGCTCGGAGTGCAAGTGGTGGCGGCAGAATGAAGACTGGCAGCCAGGCGGAACTGATTGGGGCCGCTGCGAGATGGCTCAAGGGAGCAACTACTTGGACCCGCTACATCCCGAGACGAAGGCTCATGCTGCTGGCGCCGGCTGCTCCAAGCCACGGCTACGCTGTCGCCGCGACTTCGGCTGCGTCCAGTGGGAGGCAAAGGAATGAGCCTCCTGAACGCCGGCACCGTCTACTTTCAACCTGAGATGAACATCTGCCGGAAGTGCGACAGGGTCATCTACGAGGAGTTGTACGAGGGCATCGTCTCGCCTGAGCTCTGTACCTGCGAGCCAGTCCGGACCATCATTATCGGCGGCATTGAGCGCCACCACATCCGGCAGCCTCAGTATTCGGGCGGCTCCGTCTGGCCGGGCGAGGTGCTCGACCAATGAGCCTCCCCCGAGTTTCAGTCATCATCCCGACGAAGGACCGCCTCGACCTGCTGCGAGGGCTGGTCGTCGGGCTGGCACGCGAGCCTGTTATCGAGACGATCATCGTCCATACCGGCAAGGTCGGCATCCTCGAAGGCGAGCACAAATCCGTCATCCTGGCAGGAGCAACCTTCGCCCAGGCCGTCAACGCCGGCGCGCGAGAGGCGACCGGCGACTGGCTCTGGCTACTGAATGACGACGTCGTGCTCACTGAGTCGATCATCCCTGCTGTTGCGCCCGTCCTGAACTTCGAGAACGACGCGGTTGTCGGGATGCGGCTCCTCTACCCCAACGGGCTGATCCAGCACGCGGGTATCGGCCTCGATCAGCAGGGCAACCCCTACAACCTCTGGCGAGGGGCGCCGGCCACCCACCCTCAGGCGATGCTGGGGCTGTACCCGCTGGCGGTGACCTTCGCCTCAGCCTTCATCCGGCGGACCACCTGGACTCACTTGGAGGGGATGGACGAGGGCTACCAGAACGCCTACGAGGATCTGGACTTCTGCCTGCGAGCGCGAGAGTCCGGGCAGGTCGTGGCCTATGATCCCCGTCTTGTCGCCACGCACCTCGAAGGCCAGAGTGCCGGACGGAATGACCACGTCGGCGAGTCCTGGCAGCACTTCTCAGAGAAGTGGCTCGCGGGCCGATTGTACAGCGTGACGGGCGTCTACCCGTTCTCCTTGCAGCGGGGGCCAGCGTGATGGGCTACGCAATCTCGATCGTCACGCTCAATCGGCTCCCGATACTCGAGCAAGTTCTTACCGCCGTCTGGGAGACGACGCGGGTTGAGCAGCCGCTGATCTTCGTGACCGACAACGGCTCGGACGATGGGACGCCGGCTCTCCTCCGGGAGTGGGAGCGCGAGGGCAGGCTCCGAGCGTGGCTGCTCCCTGAGAACGTCGGTGCTGCCGCCGGCCGTAACGCTCACTGGGCCGAGTGCATCGGCCATGACACTGTGAAGCTCGACGACAAGGTCAAGCCGCTCTGTGCTGGCTGGCTAACGGCCCTCAAGGCCCTCTCCGAGCAGCACCACGCCATCGTCGGGCCGGCCTACGACCCGACGGTCCGAGGCATGGAGATCGTCGCTCCGTGCGTGCCCTTCGTGCGGTGGGACCAGGACGGGGGAGTGGGCGGACCGTACACGTACGTCCCCGCTTCTCTGACGGAAGCCCTCGGTGGGTGGGATGAACTGCCCGGAGTGCGCTACGGCTGGGATGACGTGCTCTGGATTCAGCGGGCGAGGCTCCTCGGCTGGACCTACGGGTTCTCAATGCGCTCGCCGATGGAGTTCCTAGCCCACGCGAGCCCGGCGGTGAGGGCAAAGGCGATGGTTGACCATCCGCTGTACGAGGCCCGGCTGAGGGAGTACCGCGAGGCCGAGCGCGATCTGTTCACCCCCGTGGAGAGCACTGAGGGCTGGGCCGTAGGCCGGGAGGCGATGGCATGTCCGACGTGCTGAGCCAGAATAGCCGCCGCCTCTTCCTCGACCTCGGGGCCTGCAACGTCGGCGACTGGTATCAGGGTGCGGGCATCCATGAAAGATGGAGCGATTTAGGGGCTGGTCAACTGCTGACTCAGGCGGAGCAGGCCGGGCATCACTTCGACTGCGTAGCCCTGCCCGGCCTCCACTCCTGGGCCGAGTTCCGGATGGTCGTCAAGGGCTATGACCTCCTGGCGATGAACGTGCGGAACTGGCGCTTCGATAACGCCGTCAAGGCCGCCAGGATTGCGAAGAGTGCCAACCCGGCTATCCAGGTGTGGACCGGCGGTTTCCACGCCACCGTCGCGCTCGATGAGATGGAGCCTATCCAGGAGTTCGACCTGATCGTCCGGGGTCAGGCTGACAGGCTCTGGCCGAAGCTACTGACGAACGGCCCGACCTCCCGGGTAATGGAAGGTGACACAGCGCCGTACCTGCCGCTGGACGACATCCCGTGGATCGACCGCACGCTCTGGCCGAGGGTGCCGTACCCGCACCAGAGCGACCCCTGGCCGCTAGACGGCTACTGCGGCTGGACGCCGGGCCCGAAGATCGCGACGACGCAGACAGCAAGGGGTTGCCCGTTTACCTGCAAGTTCTGCTACCCGACTGAGAAACTGCATTATGGCGGCTGCCGGCGGCGGTCGGTCGGCAACGTGATCGGCGAACTCAAGATGGTGAACGAGCGGTGGGGGCCGATCAATTCCGTCGTCTTCCACGATGCCGAGTGGGTCATGGGCAAGCCCTGGCTCGAGGAGTTCCTCGAGAGATACCCACGCGAGACGCCGGCTTGGCCGTTCTGGGCGGCGGGACGGGCTGACATGATCGCTCGCTGGCCCGACCTCGTGACTGCGCTCGTCAAAGAGGCCAACTGGCAGGCAGTCAGTATCGGCTTCGAGAGCGGGTCGGATCGAGTGCTCCAGATCCTCGGCAAGGGGACGACGCGAGCGCAGAACGACTACGCCATCGACCTGATGAACCGACTCGGTGACGAGATGGTGGCCGAGGGCAGGTCTCCGGTCAAGGTTTTCGCCAATCTCATGCAGGCGATACCGGGGGAGACTCGCGAGGACGCCATTGAGACGTTGCGAATGGCGGGGCGGCTCAAGCGGGGCATCCCGAGTTTTGCCTGGTTCACGCCGAGCAGGGGCAACGCACTGGGCGAGGAGATCCGGGCGGCGGGCCGGGCGCTGAACAACGACAGCGTGCGCTTCCCCGGCAGGGCCAAGGTCGCAGGGATTGACTATGCCTGGTACAGCGACCTGATGAACGGGCGATACGACCGCGAGGTCGGGTTCAGCGTGCAGCGGATGATGGCAGCTCAGGGCGGCGCCGGCTGGGAGAGGGAGGCCGCCGGATGAACCTGCGAGAGAGAGTGAGTGAGATGGCTGTGAGGTGGCAAACGTGAGAGCGGCAGTAGTCGTGCCGACGAACCGACCCGAGCGGATCAAGGCGTTCTGTGCTGCCTGGGAGCCGCAGCTCCACTGCGAGAACGTGCGGCTGATCGTCGTTGAGGATGGACCAGGCTGCACGGCAGGTATCGTGCCGAATTGGGCACAGCACTTATCTTGGGATCCAGATGCACGCGAGTGTTTCCCGCGTCAGACTGGTGCTTGCCGAGACTTCGGCTTCTTTGCTGCCGGCCAGGACAAGAGCATCGACATGGTGGTGAGCCTTGACGACGACGTGCTGCCGATGGCTGGCATGGACCTGCTCTTCGAGCACTGGCAGGCGCTCACTCAGCCGCGGACTCCCCGCTGGCAGCAGACCGCGCCATTCGCGACGAGGGGCCTGCCCTACGGAGTGCGCTGTGCCGGCACCACCGCGATGAATCACGGACTCTGGGCGGGCACTCCCGACCTCGACGCCTTCCAGCAGCTCTCCTGTGCTGACTCGGAGTGGACGCCGAAGCTGGGCGACTTCCCCTCAGTCCTGGTGGCGCTAGGTACCTACATCCCGGTCTGCTCCATGAACCTCGCGATGCGCCGGGAGCACACTCGGTTCTTCTGGATGCCGGTCCTCCCCGACGGCTACAAGCGGTGGGACGACATCTGGGCGGGGATCGTGTTCAAGCGGCTGGCCGACCTCTACGGCTGGGGCGTGACGACGGGCCTGCCGCTAGTGCGCCACGAGCGGGCGAGCAACGTCGTCGCCAACCTCCGGCAGGAGATGCTCGGCTATGGGATCAACGAGCGGCTCTGGCAGGTGGTGGACTCCTGGCAGATGCGTGCCGAGGATCCGATGAGCACTTTCGTAAGCATCTGGTCCACGATCAGCTACAACTTCCCGCAACTCGGACCCGTTGACGCCAACGCCCGAGCCTGGGCACGTCTCTGGGAGGCCGTCTGATGGCCCGCATATTATGGTCAAGCAATGCGCCCTGGGCGGCGACGGGCTACGGCCGGCAGACAGCCTATTGCCTGCGCGGTATCCGTGACCTGGGACATGAGATCGCCTGCCTGGCCTGGTACGGGCTAGAGGGTGGGAGCGTTACCTGGGAGGGCATCCCGATCTGGCCGAAGCAGCTCGACCCCTACGGCAACGACGCCATGTTCTACCGGATCAAGAAGTGGCACCCGGACGTGCTCATTACCCTGATCGACCTCTGGGTCATGGATGCCAACCTCGGCAACGCCACCCGCCACTGTCCATGGTTCCCGATCGACCACGCCGACCCGATCCCGCCGCCGATCGCCCAGAAGTTCGACTCCGCTCACCGGCTCCTGGTGTACTCCCGGTACGCCGAGCGGGTCATCTCCGAGCACGAAGGGGGCAAGTACAAGGCGAAGCTGCGTTATATTCCCCACGGAACACCATGCTCGATCTTTCGGCCTCTCGATTCGCCTGAGCAGCGCACCGCCATCCGCAAGCGGTTCTATCCCGACTGGCCGGCTGATGCCTTCATCGTCGGGATGGTTGCCGCGAACAAGGGGTATCCCTCGCGCAAGAGTTTCCCCGAGGCGTTCGAGGCGTTCGCGAAGCTCCACGCCCGGCATCCGAATGCCCGGCTCTACCTGCACAGTCACGTCGGGTCGGAGTTCAAGGGACCGGATCTCCAGCAGTTCCTCAAGATGTTCGGCCTGCAGGACGTCGCCCGCTTCGCGAACCCCAACATGCTCCTGACCGGCGACCTTCCCGACGACCACATGCGGGAGGTGTACGGCACCTTCGACGTGCTGTTGGCGCCGAGCCAGGGCGAGGGCTTCGGGTTGCCCCTGATCGAGAGTCAAGCATGCGGAATCCCAATCATCACCACCGACCACTCGGCTATGTCCGAGCTCTGCGGCTCTGGGTGGCAGGTCAAGCCGCTGAGACTGACGCCCTCGCTCATCGGCGGATGGTTCGCGGAAGCGGACGTCGATGGCGTCCACCACGCCCTGGAGGAGTGCTACCGGCGACCGGAGTCCACGGTCCGGGGGATGGCGGCGATGGCTCGGGAGTTCGCGCTGCGGTACGACTGGCCGACCGTGATGCGGGACTACTGGAAGCCGTTCCTGGAGGAGATCGACGCGGGGAAGTTGTCACTGACCCGGCAGATCCACGACGAGCGGCATCCTCATGCCCCGCTGGCCCCGGTGGCTGGCAACGGCAATCGGAAGGAGTGGAGCCAGCACCTGGCGTGGGAGGGGCTGGGCATCCTGACCAAGTACCCGGAGTATGCGAGGGAGAAGGCGGAGCAGCGGGCGTCAGAGAGGCCGGCTCCGGAACCTGTGAGCGTGAGTGAGAGTGCGACCCAGGAGCAAGAGCAGGAGGCCGTCGCGCCGGTCTGACGGCAAGGAGAACAGACGATGGCTAGCAGGCAGGATCCGGGGATTCCGTTCACGATCTCGGCTCACGACACCAGCAACTTCAGTCATACAACGCGCGGCATCGCGTTCGCTACTGCGGGGACGATCGTAGCTGTGACAGCAGCGGGGGCAACTGTCACCATCCCAGGGAGTGCTCTTGCCGCTGGCATCATTCACCCGCTCGTCCTCAGGCGGATCAATGCGACGGGCACGAGTGCCACGGCATTCATCGGGTTCTACTAGTAAGGCTGCAGGCATTGCCTGTTAGGTAGTGAGGAGGAAACATGACACTCCGCTTCGTCGACAGCTTCGACGGCTACGTGACGGCCGACGTACTACAAAAGTGGACTAGTGCAGTGAACATCTCTGGTGTCTCAATCTCCGCTGGTAATGGTCGCTATGCAACTCAGAGCCTGCGGATTGCCGCTCCCAACTCGGAATGCATCCTCAAAAAGTATTTTGGGGCTCAAGCATCCTGGGTCGTTGGCGGTGCGCTGAAGTTCACTCTCTACGCCGGTCAGCTCGGGCCACAGATCAGGCTCTTCGACGGTGCCACTGAGCAGTGCAGCCTCAGGGTCCAGACCGATGGCACCCTTATTATCAGTCGCAACGGCACTACTATCGCGGGGCCATTCGGCGCTCTCAGCCAGGGCACGCAATACCACGTTGCGTTCAAGGTCACTATCTCCGACAGTGCCGGGGCCGGAACGGTCGTGGTCAAAGTCAACGGAATAGAGATATACAGTAACTCTGGCAGTTTGGATACAAAGGAGACCGCCAACGCCACCGCCGACACCGTGGGCTTGGGTGTCACCTTTGCCAATGCCTGCACCTACGACTTCGACGACATCTACATAGAGGACGGTGTGGATGCTACGGCAACCCAGGGCGCTCCCTTTAATGACTTCCTCGGCGACTGCCGAGTCAAGGCACTCTACGCTGCGGCGGACGGTAACTACACCGGCAACTGGACGCGCAACGGCGCCGGCGTCGACGCCGATTACAAGGCGGTAGACGAGGCACTCCAGGACGGGGACACGACCTACCTCTCCGACAACACTGTCGATCACAGATCATCCTGGACGTTCGGGAGTATGGGCTCGGTCGGCACCGTCAAGGCCGTGGCGATGAACTGCGTTGCCCGAAAGGACGATGCGGGCACCAAGCTGCTCGACGTCTTCGCCAGACGTACGGCAACCGACTATGACCGCAACAAGGACTTCAGCCTGCTGGATGGCTACTCGAACCATCAGGAGATCTGGGGCACACATCCAGATACAACGCCCTGGACGCCGACGATTGTCAACGCCCTCGAAGCGGGCATCAGGATGGACACCTAAATGGCAGGGCAGCGCGTTACCCAGACACCGGCAGAGGTCCTGTACACCGACGCCGCGAGTCAGCGGGTCACCCAGGCGCCGGTGGAGGTGCTGTACACCGCAGCTGCCAGCCAGTGGGTCACCCAGGTGGTGCTCGAGGTGCTGTACGACCCGACTCCGGTGCCAGATGTTGTAAGCGGGTCCGCATCAGGGGCCAGTCAATTCGGCCTCGCTGTTGGGATTGGGTTATAACGGCGATGAGTATAACGGCGGCATTGCTGACAGCAGCAGTGATACCCCTCTTGGCCCTGCTGCTTGGCAGCAGCGTGACCGCCTACCGACTCCTGATCGGCTCGGTCCGGTGCTGGGCAGACGTGAAGGAGTCAGGACGCTGGGTCCAGATACAACGGCCTGAGCACGTCATCGACTGGGAAGAGGAGAGCGCCTGATGGCGAAGACGGAACTGACGTTACGGGTTGGCTCCTCCGATGGCGTGCAGTTCCGCCTGATGGAGGGCATCGCCGGCTTCAACCTGACGAACTACGGGACGGTGCAACTCTGGCTCAAGGACCGGGCGGGCGGCACCAGCATGACCGACAACCTGACGGGGCATCTCAGCATCAACGGGACAGCCGGGGGTAGCGTGCTCTGGACGCCGGGCACCGCTGATCTACAGGCTGCTTTGAGTCCTTATGACTTCTACTTCAAGGCGGGCCGGGGTACGGTCTGGGCCCACTTCCCTGAGGATTCGGAACTGACGCTGAACGTCCGGGCGGCCTTCTAGAAGAGCGAGAGGAGAGCGCGCGATGAGTTACACGGCCTACGAGTCAAGGTCCGGTGAGGTGCTAGACCGGGTCCAGGCCATCTGCCGGCAGCAGACGACGGGGGGCAAGTTCACGGACAGCACGACGCCACCTCTCAACGATGTCGAGCAGTGGATCACCGACAGCTACTACAGCGTCGTCGGAGACCTGCTCTACAACGGCTTCGGGACGGCGACGACCGACTCCACGGTCATCTCGATCCTCTCGCAGATCCAGGCCCTGGCGACCGCCCGGATGGTGCAGCTTTCTTCGCGGAGCGGCATCACGGAGGTCGACCAGAAGCTCGTGCAACTCAAGCAGGAGTACAACGACTTGGTGCGCCCGTGGATCATGGGAGGCAAACTGGCGGACCTTGGGCTCAGCCGGGCCCGACCCACCGCTCAGACGATGTACATGACCGGGTCGAGTGAGACCAGGCGTACCGCCGCCCTCGCCGATACCGACAGGATACGGTCCCGGTTCCCGCGCAACTTCGGCCAGCAGCCTACAGCGACCGATCTGGACGCGGAGTAGGGCGATGGGACGGGCCAACGTCATCGCCGGTCTGGTAGACCAGCTTCGCCTGCTTGAAGGCTTCGACAGTCTGAGCAACGGCACGGTAGTTGCCTACGACAATCGGGTGCTCCTCAGCGGCGTCGAGCGGGCCATCATCGTCTCACCCAACAGGCGAACCGGAGGACAGGGGAGCGAGGGACGACGAATCGCCGGCCGCGAGGGAGCCGGACAGAAGATGGCCGAGTACACCTGGAACCTGGAGGCCTCCCTGTACGTGCGGGACACGATGGACCCCGCGACGGACCTGCTCGATCTAGACACCTACAACGGGGCGATCGTCCAGCAGGTGCTATCCAACCCGACGCTAGGAGGGTCGGCGATTGATGCGCTGGTGACTTGGACCCAGGTGAGCGATGACATCGTGGCGCTGGAGGGAGGCGCTCCCTATCACATGGACACGCTAGTGGTTAGCGCCCGGGAACGGCTGACGGGGTAGGGAGGGGAGATGCCGCCAGGGATCGGTCGGCTAGTCTACATCGAGGTCGTCGGCTACCGCGAGGCCGCCGGCAAGTTCGCCCGCGCCTCGCAGGCCCTGATTGACGGCCAGCGGAACGCCATGCGGGACATCGGGCGGCGCTACGTCAGTGCCCTCCGAGCCGAGGCGCCGCGGCGGTCGGGGAGGCTGGCTGCCGGCATCTCTTACCGGACCCAGGAGATGGCGAGCGGGACCAGCGTGTCCGTCACGTCGGCGGCACCGTACACGGGCTGGGTCATTCGGGGGAGAGGGCCGGTCTACGCCAGGCGGGCCAAGGCGCTGAGGTTCCAGCCGGTCTACGGCGGGCCGTTCATCTTCCGGAGGTCGGTCGGCCCGGCCAAGGCCAACCCGTTTCACCGCCGGGCGTTCGCGAGACTGGGCATGGAGCCTAATGCCTCAGCCAACAAGGTCGCGGTCGAGGTCGAGCGGGCCTTCGCGGCCTACTGAGTGAGAGTGAGAGCGAGCGTGGAGTCAAGGAGGGATATCGGCGCATGGACACTTAGGAGGTAGTCAGGTGGCTTTTTCTACTGGCAACGTCGCAACCTTCCACTGGGGCGCCGGGTCGACGAACTTCAGCGCCTACGTGCAGTCGATCGACATCAACGCCAAGCGGGACATCAAGACCCTGCCCCGGATGGGTGGCAACCAGACCGCGAACCTGCCCGGCCCGGTGAACGTCGAGGTCAAGCTCGAAGGTTGGTACGACCCGACGATCGCCGGCACGTTCTCACCGCTAGCGTTCTCGACGGCCCTCGTGGCCTACGGCTGGGACGCGATGCTCTACGGCACCGGCGAGGTCTACTACGGCTCGGCCTACGTGGGCTCGTGGAACCCGAGCGCGTCGTCCGAGGATCCCGACAAGTTCACGCTGACTCTGGCCCCGGATCAAAACGGAGTGACCTACCACGCCTAGTAGAGCGGTAAGTGAGGGAGAGATGAGCGAGGAGACAACCGAGCTAACCGGGAAGGAGCCCCGCAAGGTTCTGACTCTGGAGGATCTCCACGCGGCGCCGCCGACCCAGGAGTACACGGTCGCGATACCTGGCCTGGGCGGCGACGTCGTGATCCGCAACCTGACCCACGAGGAGGTCAGGCAGATCTACGACCGGAACACCAACAAGAAGGGCGAGGTCAACACGGACGGCATCGAGCGGACGATGATCTTCTGGGCCTCGGTCAACCCGAAGCTCCCGCCGCCCGAGTACGACGTGCTGGTCAAGAAGAGCGCCGCCATCATCAGGCAGATCATCACGGCGATCCTCGACGTGTCCGGACTGACTCCCGACGCCCTGGAGACGGCGAAGGCCCGGTTTCGAGGCTGACCCGGAGAGGGACACCGAGCATCGGCTGGCGCTGGCCCTCGGGCGGACGGTCAGGGAGCTGAGAGCGAGCATCAGTCGGGACGAGTGGCTGGACTGGCTGGCCTACTGGGAGCGCGAGGCTGAGCGAGAGAATGCGGCATACGAGAGGGCCAAGGGAAGCATCCCGAAGCCGAAGACGAGCGAGCAGGTAGACCTGCGCCGACTGCCGAGCATGGGGGGGTAAGCGATGGCCGCAGCCGCCGATCTGCTGCTGAGAGCTCAGAGCAGCGGAATCGCGTCCTCCGTCGCCGGGCTGACCCAGATGAGGAACGCGCTGAACGGGCTCCAGGGGCCGCTCGCCAACGTGCAACGCTCCGGCGCCGCTGCGAGCGGTGGCCTCGGGGGACTGCTCGGCATGGCGGGGGGTGTCACCGCGGGCCTTGGCATCTACAACCTGCTCAGCCAGGGAGCATCGGCCGCGGCAGGGGCTATCGTCGGGACAAATGACTCGCTAGAGCAGGCGACGATCTCATTCACGACGATGCTGGGCTCGGGTCAGGCAGCTCAGGCGTTCCTAGCTCAGTTGGCGACCTTCGCCCAGAAGACGCCGTTTGAGTTCCCCGACCTCGTCACCGCCAGCCGGCGGATGATGGCTTTTGGCTTCAGCTCTGGCGAGGTGATCCCGCTGCTTACTGCTGTCGGGAACGCTGCCGCCGGCCTGGGTGGCGGAGCCGCGACGGTGGACCGCATCACGACTGCCCTCGGTCAGATGCGCGGCAAGGGGAACGTCGCGACCCAGGAGATGAACCAGCTTATCGAGGCGGGTGTCCCTGCCTGGGAAGCCCTGGCGCAAGCCATCGGCACGGACGTATCGACAGCTATGGCGCGAGTCGAGGCTCGAACGATCCCGGCTACCGTGATGCTCAAGGCGTTCCAGGACTACGCCGGCCGACGGTTCGGCGGAATGATGGAGGCTCAGAGCCGGACCTTCACTGGCGCGGTGTCCAACATCGCCGACTCGTTAAACATGGGCATCGCGCGGGGCTTCCGGCCGTTCTTCGACGTGCTCAGGGACGGCGCGGTGCGGTTCGCGGACTTCCTGATGAGCGCTGACTTCAGCGCGTTCATGTCTGGCTTGTCGAGGATGTCCAGCGCGGTCGTCAACTTCGGCCAGCAGATCGCCACGGGGTTGACGGCTACTGGAGGCATCGGAGACAGGCTGGCTGGCATGGTCGGCTTCGAGAGCATGGCCGATCTGGCGAGGTCGGCAAGTGACACCATCATCTCAGCCATTGGCGGCATCATTGACCTCCTGGCAACACTCGGGCCGAGTCTTGCCGGCGCGGGGCAGGCGCTGACTACGTTCTGGCAGACGAACGGGGCGGCGATCATCAGTACGATACAGACCACTTGGAACGCGATCGCGACTTATTACACGACGGTGGTGACTGCGATCGTCAGTATCGTCAAGATCGCTCTCGACATCATCCGTGGCGACTGGGGAGCGGTCGGAACTGACGTCCTGGGGCTGGCACGGGTGCTCTGGACAGGCGTCGTCAACATCTTCGCCGCCGGCGTGACCGCGACGATCAATCTGATTCGGATGCTGTTCAAGGCGGTGGGCATCGACTTCGCCGCTGGGCTGACCGACCAGATTGAGACGGCTCGGAGCTGGGCTGTCGGACTGACCGCCGGACTCGGCGAGGCGGGTACTGGTGTCCAGGCAGCGGCGGATAAGACGCAGAGTGGCGCGGACCAGTTCCGGGCAGCGGTCGCCGGCATCTTCGCGGTGTCGCCTAGCGCGATACCAACGCCAACGGCATCACCAGTGGCAGCCGGAACGGCGGCAGCGGCGGACACGTCGGCTAAGGCGATTGACAGGCTCAAGACATCTCTGGATGCTGCCAAGGAATCAGCCTCCGAGGCTAAGAATTCTCTCTCTGCCGCGAAGAGCGAGCTCGATCGCTACGTGTCAGCGCCGCTGATCGGCGAGACGGCCCTCGCCAACCAGATGGGGGCGACGTCGCTACGGATTGCCGAACTCGAGGGCCAGAAGGCACAGAAGCAGCTCGACAGGCTGGCGAGACGAGGGCCGCCCCGGAGCATCGATGCGGAGCTGAAGCGGCTGCGCCTACAGCAACAGATCGAAGGCTCGGCCAGTGCTGGTTACGCCGAGATGCATCGCCAGTTGAACGCCCTCGCCAAGAGTCAGGACGAGATGACGTTCGGTGCCGCGGCAGCCGGCATCCGTGCCAGCCGGGCGGCCGTCGAGGGGCTGACCGCTGAGGTGGCGCTACGGGAGCGCAACGTGAAGCAGCTCGAGGCCGAGGTCAAGCAGAAGGAGACGCTCGCCAAGGGTGGCGCAGCCACTGTTACCTCCGTGCCTAGAGAACTCGCCGCGATGATAGCTGCCGGAGTTTCCGTGGCAGGAGCGACAACCGTCACCGCCGAGGGTGCCCTGCCCTTCGGGATGATTCCCGGACCTGGAACGACGGTCCCGGTGGTCGGGCTGACCGCCGCGACGATCGCCGGGCTGGCAGGAGGCACGACCGGCCCAGCGCCCGCCCCCACTGGCCCGATCAGCATCCAGATCACGATCACTGGCAACACCATCGCGAGCCCGGAGGATGCCGAGGCCCTCGCGCAGAGAGCCGGTGCCGCCGTCCTGGCCGCTCTCCAGGCAGCCACGGGCACGACTGCTAACACCGCGCCTGCTACCGTGCCAGGTGCGAGAAGAAGGGAGTCAGGGCAGGGATGACAGTTGCGAAGAGCGACTCCTTCGGTGCCCTCTCTTTCTGGGCCAGCGCCGACGGCTACGGGAATAGCAGCGAGGCCGACGTCGCGGTCGAGCACATCCCCTGGTCCGACTACACGATCGTCGACCTGGGCGGAAAGGGGCTCGAGGAGATGACGTTCCTGGCCCTGGTGGACGGCGATCCTCGGAGCGCGCTGCGTGGCGTGGAGGGTACGCAGGCGACTCTCACCTGCCCGGCCTACACCGGAACCGCCGTGCTGAAGTCCTGGTCTATCGAGGACTGGAACGCGACGACTGCCGAGCGCACGATCAAGCTAACGTTCATCCTAGTGCCGTAGAGATGCCGCTGACGCCTGAGAAGTCCTACACGAAGCTGCTGACAGTTACGATCGGCGGTGCCGATGTGACCAAGTACGTCGACTCAGTTACGTCTCACCTCGGGTTCGACGTGCAGGTGCCAAGCTGTCAGATCAAGTTCATCAGTGACCCCGGAGTATCGGCCTGGGACGAGGTGACGTTCAACGCCGGGCGGAGTCCGTCCGCGCCCGCCGGGTCACAGCGCCGATTCACTGGCTGGCTGGCCCCGAACAAGACTGGTACGGGCTGGCGCAACGGGCTGACCCTGACCTGCTCGGGGCATCTCCGAAAGGCACAGATCGTCGAGGCACCGAACGACGAGGACGCCGAGACGATGGGTCTGCCGGCGGCGCCCCACATACTAGCCGAGGGGACCGACCTGTCGTTTGACCCAGTGCCGCCTTATCCCTACTGGTCCGACGCCGACATGGTGCTCTGGGTGCTCGCGGCCTGCGGACTGGACGAGTGGATCGGCGGGATCGACGGCACCGGGCGACTGCTCGGGACCGAGGTGCCGGAACAGTTCATCTGGCGAAGAGGGCAGAGCGGCCTCGACTTCATCAACCAGTTGGACGCGACGTGCCTCGGGTTCAGAACCTACGAGGACGCCAATGGCTACATCTGGCGGAAGCAGATCCTGCCGAACGTGCCCTTCGTCCAGCCGGGCGTCATCGACCTGTACGAAGCTCTGCACATCCTACCGGGGCTGGAAGTAAGGCGACTGACCGACCATCTCGCCAACAAGGTCATCGTGCAGGGATTCGACGACGGCTCCGGGGCGCTCCGGCACTACATGAACTTCGCTGCCGATGAGCTCCCCGGCGGGGTGCCGACTCGGACCGCGACCCTCTCTAGCCCGATGATTGAGTCCGAACTGGAGTCAGAGGGCATCGGGCTCTCCTGTGAAGTTGTCGCGAGTTGGCAAGCCGACGAAGTCTCTCAGGTGAAGCTCGAGGCCACGGTGCCGACCTGGAGGGATGATCTGTTCGTGCCGGGGGCGACCGGGTACCTGAACGTCGTCAGGCCGTTCGCCGTCCAGCAGAGCCTGTGGATCAGGAGCATCGAGACGAGCGTGGCGCGCAAGCAACTGTTCAAGCAGACGGTGGGGCTGTACGGAGCCCTCTACATCGCGGGGCGGGCTCCCAGACTCGGGACGATGAGCCTGCCCAGCTCGCTGAACGGGAGGCTCGCCTGATGCTCCCAGACAGAGGCAACACGCCAGCCAGGCCGAATCCCGGGGCGGCGATGCAGCAGGACGCGCTGGCCGTTATCGCCGACCTCCGCGCGCAGATGGAGGCGGTCGCACAGCGAGTCTTCGACGATAGACTCCGGAACCGGCGGCCAGGCGGTGCGGACTCCTGGGACTTCAACGCGAGCTCGGCGGGCACGGCGGTCTGTGGCCTGGCCTACATCCCCTATCCAGCCTATATCGAGGGGGTGGCCCTGGCCGCCTACCCGGCGGGTAATGTGACCTGGGACATTCAGGTGGCAAGGCCGGGGGCCGACCTCACGACTGCGGTATCGGTAGTCGGGGGCAGTGTGAGCCTGACCGGCACGACATCAGGGACTGTGGCGGCAGGGACGGCCTTCACTCGGCCAGTCGAGGCGGGGTCCTGGGTGATGGCCTATTGCACTGCGATGACGACCTCGACCCTGAGTTGCGCGGCTCTGGTCATCCGTTGCCTGTGAGGAGGGAGTAGATGCCAGTACGCGAGTTCTTCCCAAACGCGGGCACGGCAACCTATGAGACGACGCTGGCGGGGTCGATCACGGCCGCCGCTGGCACCGTCACAATCACGACTCCACCAGGCGGCTTCGGCACCGCACCCAGCCAACTGCCCTCCGACGCGAGCACTCAGTGGTGGGGACTCCTCGAGACTGAGATCGTGCTGTTCCCCGGCGGGACGGCACTGACCAAGGCTGTCACGAGGGCAGCCGGCGGCGGTTCGCCGACGACGCACCCCGCTGGAGCTGGCATCCGCTGCGTGCTCACCGGGCAGGCGCTGGATCACCTCGTCGGGTTCTATGCGGCCGGGGCGCTCACCGTAACAGGCCGCGACCTCGACGTGCTGGCGGGCCTCAGCCTGACGGATCCGGGCACGCCCTCGCTGGCCCCGACCTGGGGCACGGCTGGCGACCTAGCGGCAGCGGCTGCTGCTGCCAATGCGGGCACTCGAAACACGATCCCGCATACCGATCATGTCCACCCGCTGACCTACGGAGCGGCTGCCGATGTGGTGGGCTTCGGATCGGCCGCGGCGGCAGGCACTGCGACCACCCAGCCGAGAACCGACCACGTCCACCCCGCGAAGCTCCCGTGGGCCACGGCAGACGTGACGAACCCGCCGGCGGCCTCGGAGCTGACAGCGGCCTTCGGGACGCCCTCGACCCTCGGATCGGGGTTCTCGGGCTGGGTGGACAAGGCCAACGCTGGCACGGCCGTCTGGCTAGCAGGCGTCAGTGGGACGGCCTGGTGGACGGTGGCCGCGACGAAGGCCACGTGAGGCGATAGGTGGGCAGGGTTCGGATTATCAATCCACTCGGCGGCGGTATCCTCTACGTCTCGCCTGGTGTGCCGTACTACCACGCCACTTACGGTTATGGTCCCTCTGAGGTCTGGAAGTTCTCGGGAGATACGCCGACCCTGATCTGGTCGACGGCGTCCGAACGAATATCCTGCCTGTTCGGCATTGGCAGCCAGGCTTACGCAGTCCATTGTACTCAGGGGACGGTCGGCACTACGAATGTCACGATCTATGCCCTATCGGACACCGGCGCTACTCTAGTTGCAGGTCCACTCAACATCACGGGCTGGCCGATGTACGTCGGTCAGGGCGCCGAAGTGGGGGATGTAGTCTACCTCAGTGCTGTGCCGGATGGGACTCTTCCCGGAGTAGATCGTCACGTCCTCGCCTTCGATCCGCCTGCTGCGAGTCTCTCTGTGGTGTACAGCGCAGCCGATAGCCACAGGCATGGTGGCATCGGAGTTGCGGGAGGCAAAATTTACTGGTGCTCGGGTGGCCTCTTACATAGGAGTGACGACGGGGTGATGTGGGCGCAGTTCGCTGACCTTACGGCTATGAATCTGTATGTAAATGAGGGTTTCCGTAGCGATCCGGTTGGAGATGCTATCTGGTTTGGAGGCTGGTACTACGTTACGAACAACAACCAAGGGCGAGCTATATGTAAGATTGATGGCGCGGGTAGCATCACGATTGAGTACAACGACGGACTCGGTAGCCTAGACAGCATTGGACAGGCATCAATTGTCGGTCAGGGAGCCACTCCGACCGTGCTTGGCATCGCTGCCTCAATGAGTGATGGCCATGCATTCCCTGTCGGGCCTGTCTACCTCTTGGAGGCTGGCAGTTGGAGCCTCGATGCTGACCTATCGTCGCTCTGGGATATAACCGACGGTGGCGGCGGCTTTCTGTCAAACCAGGGGGCCGTAGTCCTCAAGGGCGTACCCTACGTAATGTATGGGTCGTGGTGGTTCGATGACTCCGACTACTTCGACTTCCGCTACTCGATGCATCTCATCAGGCGCACCGGGCCAGGTACGTGGGAGACAGTCTACACTTGGGATGAGTACGTTGGGCCGCGGGGTAGCGTGTACGCACAATACGGCTGCACTGTGGTCGGGTCGGCTCGCAAGTGCCATGAAGTGTAGGAGAGCAGACCTTGCGGCTAGGCACGGGGGCGCGGCGGGGCTGGCGGAGCGTCCGCATTGGCGACTGAGGACCAACAGGGAACCGACCCAATCCTAGCAGATGGTGAGGACAGGTGCCTGAGCCACACGACGCAGCCCGGGATACGCCACCCTGCGCGCAGTTGCTGGTGCTAGGAGGGAGGGTAGGCGAGTTGGAGCGTCGGCTAGACGAACATAATCGCATTCAGAACTCACACCTTCAGGACATCAACCGAAAACTGGAAGGGCACAGCCTGGACTCCGACGATCGTCAATGCGCTCGAAGCCGGCATTAGGATGGACACCTAAATGGCAGGGCAGCGCGTTACCCAGACACCGGCAGAGGTCCTGTACACCGCAGCTGCCAGCCAGTGGGTCACCCAGGCGCCGGTGGAGGTGCTGTACACCGCAGCTGCCAGCCAACGAGTGACCCAGGCCGTGATCGAAGTGCTGTACATCGAGCCGCCATCGGGCCGCGTGCTCGGGCCAGCGGCCCAGCAGGCGTAAGGGGGTGATGGTAGACATTCTTAACTGGCTTCTGGATCTGCTACGCGGAAAGAAGAGGAGGTACACCGTCGTGATCATCCAACCGAGCAACCTGCGACTTACCAACAGAGGCACCGTCGCGGCCAACTACACGCTGTCCATCATTGCGGGGACGCCCGCGGCGCCCGGAGCCACGCTCCACGTCGAGAGCGGCATCATAATCGCCAATAGCCTCCGCGAGTTCGCCCTTGCCGATTGGGCGGACGTGCCGGCCGGCTTCGCCGGCTTCGCCAAGCTCGAGTCCGATCAACAGCTCGGCTTCGTCTGCTTCACCCGAGGCTCGGCCCTCGACTGCACGGTGACCGACCTGTCGGGGGTTGGGGGACCGGTGACAGTCACGTATCTCGCGGGCGACGCGCCACTGACGCCGACCTACGAGTTCACGCTGCCGCCAGGAGGCAGCTACGGTTTCACACTCGCCGAGTTCCCGCCGCCCGGCTACACGTCACGGGTCGAGTTCAGCGGCGCGTTCGGGGTGGCGCTCAGCCACGAGGCGGTCGTCCTGGGGCTCGTCAAGTAGGGGTAGACTCTGCGGCTAGGCGCGGTGGCGTTACGCCAGTCCCGCCTGAAGTGACCGAGAGCCAACAGGGAACCGACCCAATCCTAGCAGATGGTGAGGACAGGTGCCTGAGCCACACGACGCAGCCCGGGATAGGCCCCCCTGCGCGCAGTTGCAAGTGCTAGAAAGCAAGGTGAGGGACTTGGATCGGAGGTTTGACGAACATTCGAGAGTCCAGAACGCACATCTGGTGAGCATCGATACGAAACTCGAGAATCTAGGGAAGGGACAGTCTGACGGCCGGCAGGAACGAGCGGAGCAGATCGGCGAGTTGCGGACCGACGTCGTCGAGCGGTTCAATCGGGTGCTCCTGGCGGCGATAGGGTTCGGCGTCCCGGTCATGGCCGGCCTGCTGTACCTGATTCTGAATCAGGCGCTCAAGACGCCCTAGGAGGGAGAGGATGGATACG